TCCAAGCGAAGTGCTTATCTCTTGGGCTAATATTCCTGACACTTCGTATGGCAGTTAAATATCATGTTGCCATCTAACGCCATTTTTAATGCGACTAATAAGACTTTGTTGAACTTGATATTCTTTTGCAATAATCCGCTGAAGTCTATCGTCTTTACGAATTGCTCTAACTTGTTCAAGAGTCAATTTTGCAGTTCCGCAACGCTCACCACGATTAGTAGTACCATGTTTAATTTTATCGGCATGATTGTTTTTTGGAGTATCCCAGCGAAGATTGGAAATATGATTATTTATGGAATTTCCATCATTGTGACAGCCTTCCATTCCTTGCGGACATTGACCAATAAAAGCTTCAAGAACAAGCCTATGTGGCTTGCAAATTTTTATTTTATTGTTTTTCCACAATCCAACATAAAGTCGCTTTTCTTGTTTGCTGTAAGTTGGCTTTTTAATTTTATTTGTTTTTTTGGATCGTATTTGTCCATGATTAGAAACTTCATACAATTCCTCAAAACCAACTACATTTTTCCATTCTTCCATAAGAATCCCCGTATATTAACTATGGGAATATTATAACATGGCTATCCCACAGCGTAGAAATGCGGTAACTGCATCCGTTCCAGCTCCTTTGGGTGGTTGGAACGCTAGAGATTCATTAGCTAACATGGATCCAATGGATGCCGTTCAGATGGTGAATTGGTTTCCAACGCCTACTGATGTAACCCTTAGAAAAGGCTACACCAAGTATTCAACAGGCATTACAGGCGCAGTTCATTCTTTAATGAATTATGCTGGTGCAACAAGTCAAACTTTATTTGCAGCAGCTGGAACTAAGATTTATCAAGCTGATGATGGCCCAGCCGTTGAAAAAGTAACTGGTTTGGCTAATGACAAGTTTCAGCACGTCAATGTATCAACTGCTGGCGGTAAATATTTGGTAGCTTGTAATGGTTCAGACCCTGTTCAAGTGTACGATGGCACAAATTGGTTCACGATTGCTACGACTGATACAGCTCAGACTATTAGCTCTGTAACCCATTCAACTACTACTGCCACAGTAAACACTAGCGTAGCTCATGGTTTAGTAACGGGTAATGTTGTAACAGTTACAGGGTTTTCACCTAGTCAATATAACGGTACTTTTATCATTACTAGAGTAGATGCAGATACATTTACTTATGTAATGGCATCAGCGCCAGCTACTGATCCAACGGTTACAGGCGTTTATGACCCATTAGGCATTGGCGGTGTTGATAACTCTACATTTATTAACGTCAATCTATTTAAAAATCGCCTATATTTCACGCAAAAAGACACGCTTAAGTGCTGGTATTTACCTGTTAATTCAATTGCTGGTACTGCAAGCGCATTAGATTTTGGTGGGATTGCTAGAAATGGTGGATTCTTACAAGCAATGGGTACTTGGACGCTAGATGCTGGTCAAGGCGCAGACGATTACGCAGTATTTGTAACTAATATGGGTGAAGTTATCGTTTATAACGGTACAGACCCTTCAGATGCTGCTACATGGGCTTTAAAAGGCGTTTGGCAAATGGGTCAAACATTTAACCGTAGATGCTTCTTTAAATGGGCTGGCGACCTTCTATTGCTAACTCAAGATGGTTTAGTGCCATTGGCTTCTGCATTGCAATCTAGCCGATTAGACCCTAGGGTAAACCTTACAGATAAGATTTTCTACGCAGTTTCTCAAGCTGCAACGCTTTATTATGATTTAGATGGTTGGCAAATCAACTATTTTGCTAGTGAAAATATGCTTATTTTGTCCATTCCTACATCTACAGGAATGGAGCAATTTGTCATGCACACCATTACAAAGTCTTGGGCTAGATTTACCAATATTGAAGCTTATTGCTGGGAAGTCCACGACAAAAACCAAATGTATTTTGGTGGTAATGGATTTGTAGGTCATTTTTACGATACTTTTGCTGATGATGGCAACAATATTACAGCGACAGTTCAACAAGCGTACAACTACTTTGATTCCAGAGGTCAAAACAAGCGTTTTATGATGGTTCGCCCTATTCTTTTAACAGATAATGGTGTTCCATCTATTTTTGTTGCTTTAAATACAGACTTTGCTACTCAAAACCAGTTAGGACAAGTGGCATTTAGTCCATCTGCTTATGCGGTTGGTACTTGGGGAAGCAGTTTATGGGATCAAGCCGTTTGGGGTGGAACATTAACCGTTAATAAAGACTGGCAAAGTGTTACAGGTATTGGCTATTGCGGAAGTATTAGCTTGAACTTAGCTTCACAAGGGATTGATGTTCACTGGGCATCAACTGATTTCACGATGGAGCGTGGGGGCGTTATTTGAGGAAGATTGTTACTGATAATCAAGAGGAACTACGCCAATGGATCGAGCGTATTTTGTTCCAAAAGATGCCAGAACAATCTACTTTTATAGGTCAAAAAAAGGATGAGCAATTAGTCGCAGTCGTGGCTTATTGTAATTTTGTAGAAAATGCTTGTGGTATGCACATTGGTAGCGTTGGCGAGCATTGGATGAGTAAAGATTTATTGTGGGCTACTTTCGATTACCCCTTTAACAAACTGAAAAAAAAGGTTATAGTAGTGTCATTGGAAGCATCAAACGAAGATGCCATCCGATTGAACCGACACCTTGGTTTCAGAGTTGAAACGGTTATTAAAGATGCCCACGAACATGGCGATTTAATGATTATGTCGATGAGAGCTGAAGACTGTAAATGGTTAAAACTAAAGCCCTCATCAAGTTTACAAGGAGCATGAAATGGGTGGCGGTAATTTAATAAATGGCAATTGGAATACATCTGGTTGGACACCAAACCTTCCAAATTATAGTCAATCTAATCAACCAGTAACAACAGATAATTCTGGAAATGTTACCTTAAATCCATATACGGGTAGTTATCGCAATTATGGAAGTTCTTTGGATGTTCAGTCAGGAGATTCTGATGCTGTAAAAGCAGCTAAATTAACAGCTCAAGGCAACTTAGCTGCTACTCAAACATCTACTGCTGCTAATCGTGTAAATCAATATAATCCTTATGGAAATATTCAGTATCAAATTACTGGAACAGATGCCTCTGGCAATCCTATTTGGTCATCTGCTACCAATCTTTCTCCAGAGCAACAACAACTTTTAGATTTACAAAATCAACAAAGTATTAGTCTTGGCAATTTAGGAAATACAGTTCTTGGGCAAGTTCAAAATGCTTATGGACAACCATTTGATGTATCTCAATATCAACAACAGATGATTGGTGGTGGCCCTGAATTACAAACATCTTTAGGCGATCAAGGTATGCAAGCTTGGGATAAAGCTTCTAATTTGGTTATGCAAAGACTTCAGCCACAAATGGATAGACAATCTAAGCAACTAGATGCTCAGTTAGCTAACCAAGGCATTATGCAAGGTTCAGAAGCATATAACAACGCAAAACAACAGTTAGCTCAACAGCAAAATGATTTAATGAATCAAGCTCAATTAACTGGATTAAACGCTCAAAATCAATTCTTTGGTCAAGGTTTGCAAGCAGGTCAATTTGGAAATACAGCAGAACAGCAACAATATTCAAATCAACTTGCTCAACAAGCTGCTAATAATGCTGCTTTGCAAGCCAACCTTGGTCAAGGTTTAACTGCTTACAATTTGCCAATGAATACATTGCAACAATTAAGAGCTGGATCGCAAGTTACAAATCCCACTTTTAGTGGAGTAAATCAACAAGCAACTACTTCTGGCGCTGATGTTCTTGGAGCTTATACAAATCAACAAGCCCAACAACAGGCTGCTGCTAATGCTGCTGCTGCAAGGCAATCTTCTTTTACTAGCGGTCTTATGGGTCTTGGCGGTATGTTAGGTGGCGCTGCAATTATGAGTGGATGGTAATGAAAAAAGTTTATAAAAAGGTTAAATCATACTTTTTAGAAGACTCTGTAGGTTGCTGGGAATCTGATGTTTATGAAGTTTATGGGTTTCAAGATAATGGAACTTTAAGATTGGATATTAAAAGAAAAGATAAGCAAGATGGTATTAAATGGGAAGATTTGCAACAAATAAAAGATGATTGTGGATTTTCTAATTTTGATGCTGTTGAGTTTTATCCTAAAAATAAAGATGTAATAAACACAGAAAACTGGCGGCATTTATATGTATTTTTTGAAGAACTACCTTGGATAAGAAGATTATGAATCCTTACTTACAACAATATGCACCACAAGCATTGAATTTAAATGAACAAGATATGCAAGCAAAAGTTCAAAATATCAATGATCAATTAGCTAATCAAAGAAATGCTGCTCAAAGAATGCAGCAAAATATGACTCCGCCTTCAATGGGCGGTGGCGCACCTCAAATGAGTCCAATGGCTTTAGCTTCCATGCTAAGAGGTATGCCTTCTTCTAATACAAACTATTTATCAAGCGGTTACACATCACCTTCATTAAATGGTTTGGACACTTCTATGACTAGCCAAATAGGATTTAATCCTTATGGCGGCAGTTTTGGCATCAAACCTTAAGGAATAATCATGGCAGATATGATGAATCAAGACCAAAGTCTTCAAGAAATTGACAGGCAAAGAAAATACGCTCAGATGCTCTTGCAATCTGGCATGAATCAACCTCAAGGTCAAATGATTGGCAATCGATTTGTTGCTCCATCTTGGACTCAACAATTGCAATCTTCTTTAAGCCCTGTATTAGGCGCTTATATTGAAAAAAATGCAGAACAAAAACAGCAACAAATTCAAAATGCTCAACAAGCTTTAGCCCAAACAAATATTGCAGAAGCTTTAAGATTAGCTAAAGGAAGCCCCGAAGAAACGGTTTATGGTGCTGGTGAACAAGGCCCAACTAAAACAGTTATTCCAGCACAAGTTGGCAATAATCAAATGGCTATCGCTAAATTACTTAGACCAAATGCTACAGGTATTGAAACAACTCTTGGAACTAAGCTTCTTGAGCAACAATTCAAAGAGCCAGCTTGGAAAGAAGTCGATTTAGTTGATCCTAAAACTCAGAATACAATGCGAGGAATATGGGATGCTAACTCTCCAAATCCTCAAAGCACATTTAGGCCAATGGGCGTTGGTAAGCAAGCTATTGCTCCAGCTGAATTAGCTAGATTGCAATTTGAGGGGATTCCTGTACCGTCTGGAATTGGTGGCATTGGTGGAGCTACTGCTGCACCAGCTATGAATGGGCAACCTAATTACCCAACAGTTAGCCCAACTAGTCCTGTATTAGCTAAACCTGATACATCTATTCCTATGCCAGCTGGTTTAAGTCCTAAACAGCAGCAAGAATGGAGAGCTAAACAAGCTGAACCATTAACGGGAGAAGCGGCCAAATCTGTTACTGGCGCACTCGATTATCAAAAAGCTTTAAATAATTACTACAACGCCATTAAAGACTTATCTACAAAAGATATTGCTAATCCGCAAACTAGACAATTAGTGCAAGAAAAATACAATACAGTTGTATTGACTGGTAAAAACGCCCATTCTTTAGGTGTTCTTAATGGTGGTGATGAGCGTATATTGGCTGGATTAGTGCCTAACTTTAACAACATTACTGGCTTTAAAGATACGATTAAAGCAACGACAGAGGGTCAAAAAGAGTTTGCTAAAAATACTATTGCTTCTACTTATGCAACACATCAGAAGCCAGTCCCAGCTAACTTGCAACAAGTTTTTGCTACTGAAAAGACAGAAGCTAAACCTGAAGCCAAATCACAATCTAGAGCAGCAACTCCAGCGTTTAAATGGAATCCTCAAACTGGAGCATGGGAGTAAATCATGGCGCAAATTGTTGAAGTTGTTGGCGTAGGTAATGTTGAGTTTCCTGATGGAATGTCTAAGGAAGCTATGGCTCAAGCTTTATCTAAGCTTCCAAAGCCAAAACAAACTATTCATACAGAAGAAACCATTTACGACCCTTTAAGTGGATTGCCATTGTCTAGCCCATCTTATGGCCCTGAAGCTACAGGAGCAACAAAAACAGCTCAAAATGTATTAACTGGTGCTGCTGCTTTGCCCGTTTCAGTGGCCACAGGTGTTGCTAGAGGTTCTGGTGCTGCTCGTATTCCTCAACTGGTAGGTAAGATATTAGGCGCTGGGGATCAAGGCACTCAAGCTTTAGGTCAAATAGAAAAAGGCATGGAACAACAAGGTGGTGAATACCTACAAAAAGGTGCAAACATTGTTGGTCAAGCTGCCCCATTTGTTATGGGTGGTATGGGTGGCTCTCCGTTGGGAACTACATCTATTTCTGACAAAGTAATGAATGTTGCAAATAAGATTCCAGCTTTACCAAGTTATGCTAAAAACATTCTTGGCAATACAGCTTTGGGTGGTGTAGCGGCAGCTGCTAATCCTGAATCAAACTTAAGCGATATTGGAACTACCGCAGCAATTAGTGGAGCAATCCCAGCTGTAGCTCAACCTTTAGGATGGTTAGCTAAAAAAGGCTATGACATTGGAAAAGCTGTTGTTGAACCACTTTACAAAGGTGGTCGTGAAGAAATTTTAGGTAAAGCATTAAGAGCTTATGCTGGTTCTGATGCTGAAAAAGCAATTAATAACTTATTAAATGCAGAGCCTAAAGTTGCTGGCTCAATGCCAACTGTAGGGCAAGCCGCTGGAGTTCCAAGTATGGCAGCGGCTGAACGCTCAGTAATGGCTACTTCACCAGAAGCTACAAACCTATTAGCAGCCCGTCAAGCTGAACAAAACGCTGCTAGAACTGAAGCTTTAAACAAAATTGTATCTCCAACAAGAGTAAATAAATATTCTTCTTTGAGAAACGAATTAGGCGATGAACTATATACGCCAGCGCTAAATACAGCAATGGACTTTAGAGCTTTATCTAAGCCAATGCAAAAAGAAGTTGAATCTTTAGCAAATACCCCAGCTATTAAACGAGCTATGAGTCAGGCTAGAGAAAATGCTTTAAATAAAGGTTATGACATTGGTAGCCCTAATGGGTCATTACAAGGTTTACATGAAACCAAAATGGCTTTAGACCAAGAAATTAACGCTGTTAAAGCTAAACTTCAAAGGGATCAAGCTGGCGCAACAAGCGCTGAATTAGATGGTTTAAAAGCCGCTAAAGACAGATTATTGGGCTTTATTGAAACAGTTAGCCCTGAATATAAGACAGCTAGAGAAACTTATGCTCGTTTATCTAAGCCAGTTGAGCAATTAGAGTTGATACAAAATGTCGCTAAACGCTCAATCAACCCAGCTACTGATGCTATTTATCCACAGCAATTTGCTCGTAATCTTCAAGCGTTAAAAAATGAAGGCAAATTAACGCCACAGCAACTTAATCGTTTGGAAGCAATTAATCAAGACTTACAAAGTTCTGTATTTGCAAATACGGCTGGTAAAGGGGTGGGTTCTGATACTGCTCAGAAATTAGCTTATACAAATATGTTAAATACCATCAATTTGCCTAGCCTATTGCGTAGACATGGTTTGTCTGAAACTGTTGGCAACTTAGCAGCTAGGGCAAGTGATGTCGTTTATGGCAACGCAAACAAACAATTAGCATCTGAATTAGCTCAAGCTTTTGCTAATCCTCAAGAAGCAGCAAGACTTATGCAAAATGCCGTAAAACCTTTGGCCGGTGGATTTAGTCCAACTGTTTTAGGTAAAAAAATAACACCAACAGAGCAAGCACAATTAGCTAAAATGCTAATGATGCAAGAAGCAAACAGATTAACTCAAGGAGAGAAATAATGTCCCGTAACGGATTTAATGAGTTCGGACATATTGCCTAATCCTATGACATTCTTTGCATCTGCGCCAACCTTCTTTAGTGAAACGAGTATTTTCTTCGTTAAACTCATGCCCAGCTTTGCAATGCGTAAGTGCCATTTTTTTAGCGCCACTAGCTTTACCACCAAGAGCAAGACCTTCTTTGTAAACTTTGCGGGTTTTATCAATCAACTCTTTAAAAGTTTTAGCTGTTTTAGCTCTTTTAACAATGGTTTCAGATTTAAAACCATATTTTTCTGCAATTTCACAAGCAATATATTCAATGCCTTCAATAATAATTTTGTGGGTTCTGCGTTGATTTCGTTGTTGCTCTTTTCTGCTAGACCATTTGCAATTATTTGGAGAATAATCTTCATCATTATTGATTCGATCAAGAGAATATCCTTCAGGTTTTTCTCCCATATCAGCAACAAATTGGTTAAAATTATTCAACCATTGGTCACAAACTTTAATACCTCTGCCACCGTAATCGGGATACTGGCGAAAATTTTTATTAGTACATCTAGCTTTCATGCCAAGCCAAGTTTGGTAAAGCGGATGTGGATTTTTAAACGGCATAATAATCTCCTTTTTAGAGATTATGCCACTAAATAGAAAAGGAAAGCAACTATGTCCCGCAACGGTTCAGGGGTGTACTCACTTCCAGCTGGAAATCCAGTTGTAACAGGAACAACCATATCATCATCTTGGGCGAATACAACCCTAAGTGATATTGCTTCAGCATTAACAGGATCAGTAGCAGCTGACGGTCAAACTCCTATGACTGGCAACTTGCAGATGGGTAGTAATAAGGTTACTGGCTTGGCTGCTGGTACTCTTTCTACAGACGCTGTAAATTTAGGTCAAATTACTGGTGGCACAACTGCTGGCTCATTTACAACATTATCTGCATCTTCTACAGTAACATTTTCAGGCGGTACAGCTAATGGAGTTCTATATCTAAATGGTTCTAAGGTAGCTACAAGCGGTTCTGCATTGACTTTTGATGGTACTAATTTAGGTGTTGGAACAAGTAGTCCTAATGTACCTTTAACTTTTGCTTCTTCAACAGGCAGAAAAGTAGGTTTCTACCAAGGAACTCAAGGTTATTCAATTGGTGTTGAATCATCTAACTTTAAGTTTGTAACCGATGCAAGCGCTGCATTTACTTGGGCTAATGGTGCTACATATTCAACAGCTGCAGAATATATGCGCCTAGACCCATCAGGCAACCTAGGTCTTGGTGTTACTCCTAGTGCTTGGTATAGTGGATGGAAAGCTTTTGATATTTCATCGGCTGGAGCAATTTCTGCAAGCGGTAATGGAACTATTATTTGGGGAAATGGTTATTTAAACTCATCTGTATCTCCTATTTATAAAACAAATGGGTATGCAGTTAGATATGTTGCTGCATCAGATGTTGGACAGCATATTTGGCAAACCGCCCCATCAGGCACAGCAGGAAATGCTATATCCTTTACACAGGCAATGACACTAGATGCTAGTGGTAATTTACTAGTTGGTACTACAACTACAGCAGTTACAAGTGCAGGAACAGCAATTTCTGCAGGAAATATAAATCTTAGAACTTCAAATTCTGCTTCTTATATGATGGGTTTTTACACATCTGGAGGAACTGCCGCTGGTAATATTTATTCTTCAGGCTCAACCACTACTTATAACACTTCATCTGATTATCGCCTAAAAGATATTACAGGTAATCTAACTGGCTACAAAGAGAGAATCATGGCTTTACAGCCAAAGCAAGGCTCTTGGAAAGTTGATGGTTCTGAGTTTAGAGGTTTCCTAGCCCATGAGTTTGCTTCTCAATATCCTACTTTAGTAAGTGGCGAAAAAGATGCTGTAGATGAAAAGGGAAATCCCAAATATCAAGGTATGCAAGCTGGTGGTTCAGAAACTATTGCCGACTTAGTAGCTTTGGCTCAAGAACAACAAGCAATCATTCAATCATTAACAGCAAGACTAGAAGCATTGGAAAGCAAATGAAAACAACAGCCTTAACTACGGAACAATTTATAGCCAAAGCTAGAAAAAAGCATGGCAATAAGTATTCTTATGATAAGGCTGTTTACACTACTCAAAATGTAGCCGTAACCATTACTTGCCCTAAACATGGTGATTATTTAACTAGACCATCAACTCATTACAAGCACGGATGCAAAAAATGTATGCATGATGCTATGGCTAAACCGAGAGGAAAAGCTCCTCAAACACTAGCCAAAGAATCAGCTAAAGCAAGTAACCAAGTTTTTTATACGGGTACACCTTGTCGTAGATGTAGTAACACTATTAGGTATTCTTCTAACAATGCCTGTAAAGATTGTGCAATTATTGGTAGAAAAATATCAAATAAAAAGTTAAATGCAACAAAAAGAAAAGCCTTGTTTAACGCTAATATATGTAAAAATGATGCTGAAATTCAAGAATGGATATACAGAATTTATGCAACTTCCGTAAGAGATAAAGAGATTTTTGGTGTTAATTTGCAAGTAGACCATATTGTTCCATTAAGAGGTAAGGAAGTTTGTGGGCTTCATGTACCTTGGAATCTAAGGATAACAACGGCAAAATATAACAATACCAAAAAAACAAAGTTGGAAGATGCGCCACTAAATCTAGTAAAAAATTCAGTAACAATTCATCATTCAGCATTACCTTGGAATTTAATTAAAGGAGTACAAAATGGAATTCAAAATTAATGATTTAAAAAGAACGGTAGCGGATGGTGTTATTTATGAAATTCATTGGACTGCCACTAAAACTGATGGTGACTTTGTAGCTTCTGTATATAACACTCAAGCTGTAGAAGTTGGCGATACAGTTATTCCTTTTGCTAACCTTACAGAAGAAACTGTAGCTAATTGGGTAAAAGAAAAATTAGACTTAGAATCATTAGAAGCTGCTTTGGATGCTCAAATTGCAGAACAAAAAGCACCTACTAAAGCTAGTGGATTGCCTTGGATTACAGAGTAAAGATTTTTTAACTAAAGGAGCAAATCATGGGAAATAAACAAAAAACCCCCATCGTATTAGATGAAGTTGAATATTTTTATGAAGACCTTAATCAACATCAACAAATGATGGTTAATCATATTCAAGACTTAGACCGCAAAATTGGTGGCGCATCTTTTTCGCTAGATCAACTTAATGTTGGTAAAGCAGCATTTATCAAAATGCTAAAAGAATCTTTAGAAACTAAAACGGAGCAATAATGGAGCAGTCCGCACTTAATTGGGTATTTGGTGTTGCCAACCTTATATTAGGTGCGGCTTTCAAATGGATTTACGATTCTCATAGAGATTTGCGTAAAGCTGACGAAAAACTAACCGAAAAAGTTAATAAGATTGAAGTAGTCGTTGCTGGTGAATATGTCAAAAGAGAAGATTTTGATCGAGTGGCTAATGTAATTTTTGCAAAACTAGACAAAATCTCAGAAAAATTAGATTCAAAGGCAGATAAATAATGGCGTTTGACCCTATCTCTACGGTTCTTGATATTGGTGGAAAAATATTAGATAGGGTTATTCCTGATGCAAATGCTAGGCAAGTTGCCAAAGAAGAGCTTGCAAAAGCTGTTAATGACCAAGATTTTCAACTTACAATGGCTCAAATTCAAATTAACCTTGAAGAAGCCAAGTCTGATAATCTTTTTAAAAGTGGTTGGCGACCTTTTACCGCATGGATTTGTGCGACTGCCTTTGCTTTACATTTTGTTTTATTGCCTATTGGTAATATTTTTGTCGTTGCATTTGGTCATCAAGCCATCGTTATTCCTTTTGACATGGCTACTTTACTCACTGTTTTAGGTGGTTTGCTTGGATTAGGGACTTTGCGCTCAATAGACAAGATTAAAGGTGTGGCGTGAATCTGAGCGAGCATTTTACGCTTGAAGAAGCGACATTTAGCGAAACTGCTGTGCGTTTGGATATTCGTAACGAACCAAGCCCACAACAACTAGAAAACATGAAGAAGGCAGCACAGGGCATGGAAGCCATCAGAAAGCTCTTAGGCAAACCAATTAAGGTTAGTTCATGGTTACGCCTACCAGCAGTCAATCAAGCGATTGGTGGGGCTTCTAAATCAAGCCACATGGATGGCTGGGCGATTGACTTTGTATGCCCTAGCTTTGGTGACCCTTATACCGTAGCTAAAGCGTTAAAAGATTCAAATATTCAAGTTGATCAAGTAATTTATGAATTTGGTCGTTGGGTTCATGTATCGTTTGCCCCAGAGATGAAAAACCAATTCCTGACCATATTTAAACCGCAAAATAAATATGTATCAGGAATTTTGACTTCTGAAGAATACGCTAAAACTATTTAGATTCGTTAATAGCTACAACGTGCCTGTAGCGTTTCCATTTTTCTTGATACCAAACTGATTCACTTGGTGGTTCAAACCCAGCTTTTTTAAGGGTTTCTAAGATGTTGGTTTTAGCAGCCGGTACATATTTAAAGTTGATGTTATCAATTCGTTTCATTTAATTACCTCAATTTTTCCTATATATTGACAATATATTGAATCAGCATAAGGTAGTTTAATTGGTGAAATCCATGTTTTTCCTTCACTTGGATTATTGTAAATATACATATTTCCTTTAATTGATTCAGGCTTTGGTTCAGGTTTGATGCGGTATTCATCTTCATCAATCCATTTAAGATGGTTAGGGTCAAAAAAGTCCCACTTAGACCACCCATCTTCATAATTCTTTTTAAATCTATGTTCAATCTCAGCACCATCAGCCCATGCTTTGATTAGTTCACAATGTTTGTGTTTCATTTTTTCCTCGCTTCCATCATTGCATCTGCATAAGAATATTTAGCTTCTTCTCTTGTCATTACTTGTTCTCTTGCCAAACAATGACCAGTATTAGCAATTGTTCTCCATTGATGTTTCTCAATGTCTTGTTCCGTAGCATTAGCAGCAAAATAATCTCTTAAATCCATGTTTAATGGTTGATTTTTATTTTTTGCATACTCAATAGCATCATTAAAAAAACTTCTAAAAAGTGTTGGATTAGGGACATAACCTTGATACGAATTTATAAATTTATCAATAGGGTTGCTCATACTGCCCCCATATAAACGTATCTAGCCCAACGCTTACCATCTGCTTGTTCAATAATAGTCACAATGTCATGCGATGATTTAAGCTGAAATATCGTATCAGCAAGTCTAGTAATCCCGTACTTTTGGATGGCTTGCCAACTTGTAATTGATTTGTGTTTACGGAAATGCATTAAAACTTGATCTTTTTGATTTAACATTTTGCAAACTCCTTGTGGTATTTATATCTCATTGTTTCTGAAACGAATTTAGCTACTTGTAAATCGTAATAACAACCAAAATATTTTTCTTTGCCATCAACGCCTAATCTTACTTGCCATTTTTTAGATAATTTATGCCAAGTAACGCCTTTAACATTAGATGTATTATTTTTTTGATTTTTTCTGTTTTGTGCATTTTGACTAGATGTTGCTTCTCGTAAATTATTAATTTTATTATTTAATGGGTTTCCATCAATGTGATCTAAAAATTTTGGCAAATATCCATGATGGAACAAAAAAATCAAACGATGAGCTAAAAAAGATTTTCCTTTAACTCCTATGTAAACACGACCATTTGTGGCAATCGTACCAACTTTTTTCCCATTCCAAGCTTTGTATTTATGGTTTTTCCAATACAAATCACCATCTTTGTATTCAAAAAGTTCTTGTAAAAATTTCTGGTTCATCATATTCTCCTTAAATGATTCCATAAACCCATAAAATTACTGGCAACATAAAACAAGCCCCCAAAAACAACCCTTTTAAAATATCAAGCATTTACATACTCCTGTAATTGTTCTTCAAGAAATTTGCGTGTCGAATCGCTAATCAATTCGTAAATGTCTTCACCCTTGTGGGAAATACCCTCAATAAAGACCTGAGTTGAAAAGATGCCAACGCTAGGGTCTGCATCCTCGGTAAAGTAACCGATGTTTAATTTAATACCGCCAAAATCATATTCAAAATTTTCCATTTGTTTCTCCTATTTACTCACTGCCCGATGCAGTAACTACATATTAAGCTAACTTAATAACTAATGCAACAAATATTTATAGGGATATACCCTTAGTGTTGCTTCAGCGCAACAGTTTGTTTTTTATTTGGTAGAAAGACAATAAATGCTTAAAACATTCCCAACCATCTTTAAGTTCTTCTTCTGGTATCTCGCAAAGTTTTACTTCATTGGTCGTGCCATTTACAAAAACAATAGCACAGCGAGCATTTGGCATATTTAAACCATGCCTATAAGCAGCTAGTTGTAGAATATGCTCATGGTAAGGTTCTACCTTTTCTAAGGGGCTTTCTTTTGTTTTGTAATCTACAACCACGCCATCAGCGCTTAAATCGATTTTCCCCCCGTACCCTAACTCATGGGCAAAAGACTTTTCAGAGTTCCACAGTTGGCTTCCAAACGTGTCAAAAAGGGCTTTCTCTACGTTCTTAACATATTGTGGCCATTCTCTTAGTGATTGTTGCTCAAAATAGCTTTCAATAACGCTATGAATAGCAGTCCCACGTTCAGCAGCTTGTTTACCCTGAACCTTAGAATCAGCCATTACTCGCTCTAACCAATCTTTTTCAGGTTCGTTAGGTTCTCTGGGCAATGTCAAAGCTGACAATAAAACCTGAGTTTGTAACCATGTATTAAGCGCTGGTTTAGCTGCAACACCCAAGATAGTGGTTACACTAGGAACTAAATCAAGCTTACGAGCATCTCTAAGGGTAGTAGCTCGCATCTCACCATTTTTAGCTTCAACTTGGTAGGCTGATTCACCAGTTTTTGTGTACCAATGTGAACTCTCTGAATTTTTTTGTTTAATTATCATTTTTTTCCTTTTTTAATTCATAAGTGCATTTATCGCCAGTTGCTTTTCTTTCAACAGTAACTTCGCACAATTTAGAATCACTTTTTTCTAATCTTTTAGCTATAAACAAACAAAGATTTTCCATTGTTGGTCTTCCCAAATCTTCTATATTGTCTAAAAATTTGTGATCAAGCTCTCTTATGATGACATCAACAGCCCATTTAATATGTCCAAAATCTTTAACCATGCCATCTTTATTAACATCTCCTTCATAAGAAATGCTTGCATAATAAGTATGCCCATGAATATTCTCAGAATTTAATTTGTCTAGGACATTTATAGACCTACCTTTTAATGTGTGTGCTGCTTCAAATACAAATGTTTGAGTTAGTTTCAAAATAATTCCTTTTGTTCAATTTGCATAAAATTCCATACAGAAGGTGCATTATGGGATTCAATTCTTATTCTCATAATTTGCGCTCTTGATTCTTTTGTTGGAGCTGGGTAATTGCCATTTCTCCATTTGCTATCAATTCCTACATTTCTACCAATATTGGTGCTATCAGTAGAACTAAATGGAAACTTTGTAAATATTGCTGGGTCTAACATTCTTAATCCATGCAATTTACAAATTGGTCTTCCTTTGTCATCACAAACTATTCTCATAGCTTCTGCCATTCTTGACCACCAAGCATTTGTACCTACAGTTGCATATTCACCAGAACTACCAATACAAATCCTGACATAGTTATTAGCCAATCTTTCTAATCTTTCCATAGATTCGTGCATATGCCATACAGGAGATCCAAACCATTTAGGAAATGGGCAATCTTCAAGCAAAGCATCATTATCTGATTCTGTTCCATCAATGACATCTGGGATTACTGCAAAATCACAAGAAGGTACTTTTTTAAGTTCTAAAGCCCAATCATAAAAATTTGTCCAATCTGTAATTGGTTTTCCTGATTTCCATGCTGAAAAAGCTCCATTATCTATTGCAAATGATTGACATATTTCTATAGCAGTTCCTATTTGATCAGGATGAGCATAAGAAACAAAAGCATGGCCAGCTTGCACAGCATAATTAGCTACTGTAGCTGGTGTTATTGGTAATCCATGATAATGAATCATTTCATTCTTTCTAAGTGGGCAATTCCTACCTTGATTGCAATCACCATGACAAGGTGGGCATGATTGATGTTCTTTTTTATAAACTAACCAAGCTTGATAAGTTTGTGGCGCATGAAGCTTAAAGTATTCTTCAATAGTCATTTCTCACTCGCTTTCTTATTCATTTCTTCAACATATACTTTGGTCATTTCTTCAGCAAATTTTTTTATGGCTTCAGATGGCTCAGGCAATGGAAAACATATACGACACATATCTAAATATTTACCATGTTTGCACTTTGATATATAAGTCATTTCTCTCCCGCTTTCTTTAGTAATTACTAAATTTTTGAATTGTATTTATACATTTAGAATAACCATCTCTTGCTGTTGTTGTAGTGCTTGCAAGTTTTTTTAAACTTGAATCAATGCTTTTTAATGTTGCTAATAATTCTTTAAAATAATTAATCATTTCTCACTCGCTTTCTTTAGTATTGCAAAACAATCAGCATAAGAACCTTGAAAAATAACATCACCTTCTTCATCAATAACTTGGTAAGTAGCACCAATTAAATTAACGATTTTCATTTTCCACTCGCTTTCTTTAGTATGTTATTGGCGAATTCTTTAAACCATTTATTATGAGGAACAAAATCAGGAGTAGCACCATCAGGCATACAATCTTCAATTTCTTCCATGCTTAACTCTCTTGGTGAAGTAGCTAATAAACAAATGGTCAAACCCGCTTGCAATATTCTGTCTGTTATTTCAGTTGGCACATTGTCCATTTCGCTTAAATAAATTATTACATCCTGTAACCTATTCGCAACTTTCAATGCTTCTTCTTTCATTTCTCACTCGCTTTTTTTAGTATTTCTTGAACAAAAGTATGTAATTCTTCTATATCAACACTGCCCCATCCATATTTAGACCAAAGATTATTAATTTCGCTTCCACTTAACTCTCTTGGTGCGGTGTAGAGTGGAATCATATCTTTTTTCATGCCGTCATCTAACATACAGTATTCGTCATTTAGAAAAATGTTCCACAAATCATCAGTCCATGCAACAGGTTTCATTTTTGTTTTCCATAAAAAGTAGTGGATGTTCTGTTAAGGCAATCCGCACACTTCCATCTTCTGACCTTACCAGTCGTAACTAATTTAAATCCGTTAGCTGGTTTACTTCTATTACAAGATACGCAAAATTTCATATATATAAGGTGGGGCTACTCGCTGCACTGCTAGAGGACTGTTTTGGTGTTAAAAAAACCTTAGTGGTCATCTCGTGGGAATCTCACCCTTTACTAGCCAGCATCCGCTTTTGCCCCGTAATTAACTAAAAAGGAATACTATCGTTATCAATATCAGCAATAGCGGAATTGACTTTTTCAATGTCATCACCGTTAGTGCCACGCCATTCAGCGGACTTTTTAATAATATCCTTAAGTCCATCTGAAAGACTGTCAAACTTAGATTGATCGAACTCATCAAGGCTAAGAATAAATAAAGGGTTTACACCAACTGGTTCAGGCAATTTCTTAATAGCTGCCGGCACTTGGCTAAGACCTGACAAGTTAGCGTATGTTTTGCCATCTCTATCGTTATGAGTGACGTTACACATAGCAAACCTGCCTAATAATTTGCTGACATCAAAACCCAATAGCTCGTCTGCGGTCAATTTACGGCCAGACCATGACTCAAGGTCTTTGCGTAGCGTAGATTGCTCACCAAGGCTCATTGTGTAGCGTTTAGAGATGATTAACGGCTTACCGTCATTAGTTGTTAATGGCTGGCCATCATTGTCCTCACCATGTAACTCAAAGCTAAACATAACTTTGCGTTGCATTTTGATAGCACCTTGCCATTCAATCTTTTGTGTACCTAAGTCAATAACTCGATACAAGCGCCCAAGATGTGATCCTGATGGCGGTAGTTTAAAAGTGGATTCGTTCTTAATTTCTCTGATAATCATTTGTTACTCCTTTAAATAGCACCGTTAATACGAAATACAGTAGCCCAGTCTTGAAACAAGGCATTAAGTTCTTTTTGTGGTGTGTGTTTGGTTTTTCCGCAAGCCCAACGGATAATAGATACATCGTCATCTGACAAAAAATCGCCAGCTTCCATGCGTTCTAAGGCTTGGTCTAGACGAGCTTCACGCTCTAAGATTCCTTCAAATTCTTCTCGGTTCATATTTACTCCTATTCTCACTGCAACATTGCAGTAATGACAGATTAAGCCATCTAAATTACATTGTCAATAGGTATTGATAAATTTATTTAATTTTGTTAAGATTTCTAACATGAAGCTAAATGACGAACAAATTATTCTCTTGCTTGGTGGTGTTACTAAAGTAGCCAAAATGTGCGAAGTTAGCCTACCAGCAGTTAGTCAATGGAAATCGAATGGTATTCCTTATGACAAGCTAGTGTTTTTAGGTGCAGAGCTTGAAAAGCAATCACACGGCTTGATGACTAGAAAAGCTATGTTCCCTAAAACATGGAAATTTATTTGGCCTGAGTTGCAGTAATTTAAAAAGTTGGTATACTTTAAGCAAGCAGAGTGAAGTCTGTTGTGCAAAAGTTACCAGCCTAGACCCTTTAGGGTTGTTCTGAGTGTTTTATAAAGGCTGGCTGGTCTTTTATAAAGCAACTTCACCTTAGAACAACCTTAAGGGGTTTTTTCTTTTCTGCTTGGTCTTAAATGGGCGGGAACCGACACCAGCATTTGAGATACAAGAGCAACTGGGGGAAAGTTGATGTAACAGCTCAAATATAGGTGGCGAAGTTAGTGCCTATTCAACGCAAGACTGACGGGTTCTGTGGCTCCAAAAAGGAAACAGATTAAGGCGAATCTAGGAAAGGGCTAGGTTCGTTCACCAAAAAGGAATTGGAAAAATATATATATAAGAATAAATAAAAAAGACTTGCATTATTAAGATTGCTTAATTAAACTACCTAGACTTAACTACTTAAGTGAGCAAATATGTTTAATGAATTTTGGAAGTTATACCCTAGAAAAGTAAGTAAAAAAATGGCAGAAAAAGCGTGGAACCGCTTATCTAAGCTAAAACAGGCAGATGCTTTAGAAGCATTACCAAACCATATCCAATACTGGAAACTAAAAAACACCGAAACAGAATACATACCTCATGCAACCACATGGATCAATCAAGGTCGTTGGGAAGATGAGCTAGACATGACTGTTAAAGTCAAAGAAGACAAATCATGGATGGCTACAGAAGCTGGCATCGTTGCTAAAGCTGCCGAACTTGGAGTTCATAGTGTAGGTCTTACTTTTCATCAATTAAAAGAAAAATGTTTGCTAGTTATGGCAAAGAAAGCGATGGCATGAGATACCTTTCAGTATGCTCTGGAATAGAAGCTGCGACAGTTGCTTGGCATGACATGGGTTGGGAAGCTGCTGCTTATAGTGAAATTGAGAAATTTCCTAGTGAAGTATTAAAACATCATTATCCATTAGTCCCAAATATGGGCGATATGACTAAATATAAGGAGTGGGAAATTGGAACAATTGGACTTTTGGTCGGAGGAACTCCCTGTCAATCATTTAGCGTTGCAGGTCTTAGAAAAGGACTTGATGACCCAAGGGGAAATCTTGCACTCACCTATTGTGGAATTCTTGACAAGTTTAGACCCAAGTGGTTCGTTTGGGAAAACGTGCCGGGTGTCCTCAGTTCAGGCAAAGGACGGGATTTTGGATCCTTCCTCGGGGCGTTGGTTGAACTCGGGTATGGGTTCAGCTACAGAGTGTTGGATGCTCAACACTTCGGAGTCGCACAGCGCAGAAGAAGAGTGTTTGTTGTCGGACATCTTGGAGATTGGAAACCTACCGCAAAAGTATTATTTGAGTTCGAAAGCTTGTCAGGGGATTCTAAAAAGAGCAGAAAAAAGGGGGAAACAACTACCACCACCTTTGTACCAAGCATTGCTAACGGTTTCCAAACAACAAATAATGACTACAGTAAAACTAATGGATTCAATATGATTGCCACTAAAATTAGTGGTCCATTAACTGCTAGAGATTACAAAGGCATTAGTGCTGATGACTGCAATCCAGATATGGCAAAAATGGTGGCCCAAGTTTATGAAAATCATGGAACGGATAGCAGAATAAAACCTGTTGATATTAGCCCTACTGTAACTGCTAGATGGGGAACAGGTGGAAATAATGTGCCATTAGCCCATGCTTTTAAAGTCAGAGGGGGTTGCGAAGGTGGCGGTAAGGGTTATCTTGGTCAGGATGAAAAAGCATTTACTTTATCAACTTTACAGGATCAACAAATAGCAGTTGGAGTTGATACTTACAATGGAACTACAAACAATAAAACAACTCAAACAGTTCGTGGAACAGGTTGCATTGATCATGTAGGTGGTGTTATTCAAAGCATGGCAGTTCGCAGATTAACTCCTGTTGAATGTGAAAGACTGCAAGGATTTCCTGATAACTATACTAATATCAAAGAAAACTGCCCTGATGGCCCAAGATACAAAGCATTAGGTAACTCAATGGCAGTTCCTGTAATGAAATGGATAGGCAATCGAATTCAAATGGTAGAAGATGGACTTATTTGATGATAAAAATTCAGACCAATATCGGCATGAGTGCGAAATACGTTGGATAGCAAGTTTAATATTACCTGAACGCAGAAAATACCTTGAACTTGCAGAACAAAAACGTGGATCAAAAGCCCGTAAACGATTAGAAGAAGGATTATTAGAATTATGGAAATTAAAGAAATAGACCCTAACAAGTGCATTAACACTATATGGGATTTAGCCCCTGAATACAGTAAAGCAAAAGGCGAATTAGCTGAACTAGAAGCCTATAAAAGCTCATTAAAAGCAATTATGATGAAAAAGTCTAATGAACAAAGTTTAGGCGGTCAGGAAAGGGAAAGCTATGCAAGCCAAGAGTATCAAAATCATTGCGTAGCTATTGGGGTTGCTACTGAAAAAGTAGAACTTTTAAAATGGAAAATATTGTGCGCTCAAATGCGCCATGAAACTTGGAAAGTAGAACAAGCAAATCAACGAGCTTTTGAAAGGGCAATAAAATGAACGGTGAAGATAAACTAAGAAAATCAATCAATTTTGCGGTAAAAAACCCACAATATTTTGATTATTCTGAAACCCTATTAGAACTAAAACACGCCATAAAAGCATACGAAACGGCCATATTAGTTAAAAACTATGAATCTGCCTACGATTTAAGCATTACATTGGTAGACATTAGCCAACGCTTAGAAGATATCGCACAATCCATGTTTTATGACCAAAAGTGAACGAGAAAGATACGGAAAGCTTGCCCGAATCGGCTGCATATTATGTTTGCACCTACAAAAAGGGTACACAGAGCCACAAATGCACCATATACGAAAATACGGTGGAAAGCGTGAGCTTGCACCAACAATTCCCTTATGTTTTTTGCATCATGTCGGGGGCGAAGGTGTCCATCACATGGGAAGAAAACGGTTTGAAGCACACTTTCAAATTACACAAGAAGAGCTTTTAGAGCTAACGGAGAAATTGCTTGCTAACACTTGAACTTCCATATCCCCCAAGCGTAAACCATATGTATATCAACGCTAGAGGTAGGCGATTTCCTAATAAAAAAGCCCTAGATTACAAAATAAAGGTTCATGACATAGTAATAGACCAATCCGCAAAAAAATACGGTTCTGCGCCCATTACGCTACAAATTTGGGTATATCCACCAGACCGCAGAAAGCGTGATATTTCAAACATTATCAAAATTGTGGAAGATTCTTTGCAAGATGCTGGAGTTTACGATGATGATTTTCAGATAAATTTGCTTCTTGTTCAGCGTGGAAAGATAATAAAAGGCGGAAAAATAACAATAATGATTGATGAAGATTTAGATGCTCAACCATGATATTAGAAACGGTGATCGAACCAGACGAGAGTGCGATGCCTGTAAACAGAAAAAACCCAAAGAATTTGGTCAATATTGGAAATTTAATAACGGATTAAATATGCGTTGGTTATGCCAAAAATGCTATGAAAAACGAAATCATAGGTGATATAATTAAATCACCCTTACTGGGAAGTGATTTTTAGGGGAAATCGTTAGAAAGTACCCGTTTTTTTGGAGATAGTTATGCAAGACATGGCAACTTTCGCATTGACACTGCTTCATAGCGGTACAAATGCCCATCTTTTGCATCTCCAGACCGATTCTTTTGCCAAACACAAAGCTCTTGGCGAATACTACGAAGAAATTATCGAGCTAGTTGATAGTTTAGTAGAAACTTATCAAGGTATTGAAGGCATCATTACTCAGTACCCAAATATGTACCATCCCCCCAAAGAACCAGTAGCTTACTTAGAATCTTTGCAAAGCTTTGTTAAGGAATCTAGAGGATCGTTACCGCAAGCTACTGAAATTCAGAATATTGTGGATGAAATCGCCCAACTAATTGATGGTACTTTATACAAACTTAGGAGATTCAAATAATGCCGTTAGATAAATCAGGATCAGCCGAATCTGTCGGCAAAAATGTTAAAGCTGAAATGGCAGCTGGCAAGCCAAAAAAACAAGCCGTAGCCATCGCTTTAAATGTGGAAAGAGATAATGCTAAAGGCAAACGCAAAGCCAAGCTAGAAGAAGCTTATGGCCGTTTCCTTGGTGAGCGAGAAGCAAAATGAAAAAGGGTGAAATTCCAGCTAAAGAAAAAGCTCCAAAAGATTACAAAAATACTCTTGACGAGCAACAAGCCAAGCGAGTAGCTAGACGTGAAAAGCTAAACGCTGAATTTAACAAGGTTGTTAAAGACCGCTTCTAAGTTGTAAGCAAGCAACAATTTAGTTATACTTAAACTTACTTAACCACTTAGGTAAACATAGTATGTCCGCTAAACAAGCGAAAAATACCGAACACCCTAACTTGAATGTAGGTCGCACCAAAGGTGCTGTTAATAAGTCTACAAAGATAGCTAGAGAAGCTTTTGCACACCTAGTTGATGGTAATGCCCACAAACTAGACGAATGGCTTTCTATGGTCGCTTATGGCGTTCCATTGACAAATCAAAAAGGCGAAATTATTTACAAAGATGATGTGCCTTTATATCGAGTTCCCCCAAGCCCTAAAGATGCTATCGATTTAGTTCAGAAAATAGCTGAATATCATGTGCCAAAACTAGCCCGTACTGAGGTAGTTGGTGATGAAACTAAACCTATAAGGCATATATATCAATGGAAGAAGTAGATTACGAAGAGGTAATACATACCTTTGACTACGAATCCAGACCAGTATTTGAAGATTTCCATGAGCGCCAACAACGATGGGCGGTGATTGTTGCTCACCGTAGATGCGGTAAGACAGTTGCTTGCATTAACGATTTAATCCGTAGAGCATTAGAAGAAAACAAAGAAAATGGGCGCTATGCCTATGTTGCTCCATTTTATGCACAAGCTAAGACGATTGCTTGGGATTACCTAAAGCGATACGCAGAACCAGCAACCACTAAAGCTAACCAGTCTGAGTTATGGGTAGAACTACATAACGGCTCAAGAATCCGTTTATTTGGTGGTGATTCACCTGATTCATTGCGTGGTTTGTACCTTGATGGCGTAGTTTTAGACGAATATGCTGATATGAAACCATCCATTTGGGGTGCAGTTATTCGACCATTATTAGCGGATCGAAGAGGATGGGCAGTATTTATTGGAACACCTAAAGGCCACAATAGCTTCTATGAAGTCTATGAAAATGCCACAAAGCTATCAAATTGGTTCGTTAAAACGCTTAGAGCAAGCCAAACTAAACTACTTGCAGACGAAGAGCTAGAAGATGCTCAAGCTTCAATGAGCCAAGACCAATACGAGCAAGAGTTCGAATGTAGCTTTGAAGCTGCCATTATGGGTGCGTTCTACGGTAAAGAAATGCGTATTCTTACTGATGGTGGAAGAATCAGGGAGATTGAGTACGATACATACTTCCCAGTTCATACCGCATGGGATTTGGGATATTCAGACGATACATCTATTTGGTGGTATCAAGTCGTTCATGGCGAGATACGAGTATTGGACTATCACAGTTCTAATGGCCATCAAGTTAGCTATTACACCGACCTGATTAAGTCTAAAGGATACAAATACGGCACACATTGGCTACCGCATGATGCAAGAGCTAAAACTTTGGCGAGTGGTGGAAAATCAATTATTGAACAAATATCTTCCCAAATTCCCTTAGAATCGCTTAAAATCGTACCAAGTTTATCGTTACAAGACGGTATTCAAGCCACTAGACTTGCATTGATGCGAAGCTGGTTTGATGCTGAAAAGTGCAAAGACGGCATTGAATGTTTACGCCAATATCAGCGTGAATACGATGAGGATAAGAAAGTATTTAGGGATAAACCTAGACACGACTGGACTTCTCATGGTGCTGATGCGTTCAGAATGTTGTCTATTGCATGGCGAGAAGAAGAACATAAGATTCCGAAGGACAACTCCATTCGGGGTATTGCAGTAGGGCATAACGATGTTACATTAGAAGAAATGTGGCGTTCTGCCCCAACAAAAACCATCGGAAGAATATAACTATGGAAAATTCGTCACATACATACGAAGGCTGGTTTAATAAGATTGCCGCCTATGAGCGCACCTTTAAAGCATGGGAAGGGCGAGCAGAAAGAATCGTCAAAAAGTATCGTGATGACCAGCGTTATCAGAACAACCCTAACGCTAAGTTCAATATTCTCTATTCCAATGTCCAAACGATTACTCCAGCAATATTCGCTAGACTTCCAAGACCAGACGTAAGCCGTAGATTTAGAGATAACGACCCTGTTGGTCGTGTTGCATCTATGATGCTTGAACGTGCTTTAGAGTTTGAGCTAGAACATTACACAGATTACAAGTCAGCGATGGATGCTGCCGTATTTGACCGTTTAATGGGTGGTCGTGGTACAGCATGGGTACGTTATGAGCCACATATTGTTGCTGATTCAACTCCAACCGAATCAATGCCGGAAGATGGCGTACAAGTTTCTGAAGATATTGACGAAGCTGACGAAACCAAAGAAGGCTTAGAAGACGAATCTCAAGAACGCATTGAGTACGAGTGCAGTCCTATTGACTATGTGCATTGGAAAGACTTTTTGCATAGCCCAGCCCGTACTTGGGAAGAGGTTACATGGGTAGCTCGTAAAGTATTTATGAACCGCCCAGCTCTTGTTGAGCGCTTTGGTGAAGATTTAGGTTATCAAATCCCATTGGATTCAACGCCACAAGATACTAAGACTTATGCAAAACAACAAGCCATTCCTAATCAAGCCGTTATTTATGAGATTTGGGATAAGGAAACAGGCACAGCACTTTGGATTAGCAAATCATTAGGCAAAATTGTTGATGAGCGCCCTGATCCATTAGAGTTAGAGAACTTTTGGCCATGTCCAAAGCCACTTTACTCTAATCTTACAACTGATAACTTAGAACCAATCCCTGACTTTACGATGTACCAAGACCAAGCTAGAGAGCTTGACACCTTGGCAGACCGTATTGATGGATTGATTCAAGCCCTTAAAGTTCGTGGTGTTTACGATGCTTCTGCACCAGAATTACAGCGCTTATTCTCTGAAGGTGAGAACAACGCATTGATTCCAGTTAAGAACTGGGCGGCTTTTGCTGAAAAGCAAGGCATGAAAGGCGCTATTGATTTAGTAGATATTCAACCGATTGCCCAAGCTTTGATGATGGCTTATCAAGCTATGGATCAAGTTAAAGGTCAAATCTACGAGATTATGGGTATTGCTGACATTCAGCGTGGTCAAACAGACCCGAATGAAACGCTTGGCGCGCAAATCATTAAGTCAAACAACGCTGCTGGTCGCTTAAAGACTATGCAACATAATGTAGTGAACTTTGCTACTGCTTTGTTATGTATCAGAGCGCAGATTGTCTGCAACCACTATAGCGATGAAACTATCCTACAAATCTCTGGCGCACAGCAATTAAGCCCACAGGATCAACAGTTAATTCCTCAAGCTTTACAGCTATTAAAGTCAGAGTCAGCTAAGAACTTCCGCATTGAAGTTACTAGCGATTCAATGATTTATCAGGATGAGCAACAAGAGAAACAGGATCGAGTAGCTTTCTTACAAGCCGTTAGTCAATATATGGCTACAGCGACACAGCTCGGTCAAAATGTACCTGAACTTATCCCAGCTCTTATGGAGATGCTCAAGTTTGGCGTTACAGCATTTAAAGCTGGCAAGCAGTTAGAGGGTATTTTGGATGAAACAGCCGACAAGTTTAGAGGTATGGCTAATCAACCTAAACCACCTAGCCCAGAAATGCAGAAACTACAGGCTCAAATGCAACTTGAACAAGCTAAGATGCAAATGCAGTCACAGCTTGAACAACAAAAGATGCAATCTCAGATTGAGATGGAAAGAGCTAAACAAGAGTATCAATCTCAAGAAACTCAACTACGCACACAGTTGGAAGAGCAGCGCAATGCAAGACAAGCTGAGATGGAGATGAAGCTAGGTCAAATGAAGATGATGACTGAGCGCAACACTCAGATTATGTTAGCTCACATCAACAACGGGGCTAAGATTGAAGTGGCTCGTATTGGCGCATCTACAGATGATGGCGAAGAAGCTTACTTGTATGAAGAAGGTATGGCTAAAGCTATGGAACACCCAATGCAACCGATTGCTGATGCAATCATGCAAGGCAACCAACAAACAGTTCAAGCAATTACTGGATTAGTAGATACAATTAACCAAAACCATAACAGACCTAAGCAAGTAGTTCGTGGGGCTGACGGTAAAATCATTGGAGTTCAATAATGGCATCAAATCTTAAATATTCAAACGGTACTCGTGACGCACAGCAAAATGGTTTAATTACTTACGCTGGTTCTGGTTCAATTATTCACATTTATAGTGGAACACAGCCATCTAATGCTAATACAGCGATTTCTACACAAACTTTGCTAGTTTCTTTAGTAATTTCTGGTGGTTTTGGTACAGATTCAAACGGTACTTTGACATTAGGTACAGTAACTGATGGTACGGCTGTAGCTACGGGAACTGCCGAGTTCTTCCGCATTACTAAATCTGACAATTCAACAGTCATTATGGATGGTTCAGTAGGCGTAAGCGGATGTGACTTAAACCTAAACAACACAAGCATTGCAACTACTCAGGTAGTAGGCATTTCTTCAGGTACTATTATTCGAGCTAACCAATAAGGCTAAATCATGGCTCTAGTTCTTAAAGACAGGGTTCAAGAAACCAGCACCACTACGGGAACTGGAACTTTAACCCTTGCTGGCGCAGTTACAGGCTATCAATCGTTTAGCTCTGCTATCGGCAATGGCAACACAACTTTTTATGGTATCTACCTAAATGGTGGATCTGAATGGGAAGTTGGCATTGGAACGGTAGCGGCTGGTACATTAGCTAGAACAACTGTATTGGCATCTAGCAATTCAGGTAGTGCAGTTAATTTCTCAGCTGGTCAAAAGTCTGTATGGGTAGACTATCCAGCGTCTAAAGCTGTATTTTTAGATGCAAGCGGTAATATTTCTGAAACAATTGGCAATATTTCTGGTATTACTGGAGCTATTTCTAGTCCTAATTACATTCAATTTAACACTAGCTATGCAACAGCATTGAGCGCTGGGCAATTAGGGTGGGATGGTAATGATAGCCTAGGTTTAGGGATGTCTGGTGGCAACGTCACGCAACACATTGGCGAAGACCAGTTCTTTTATTGCAAAGCATCATCAGCAATAACCAAAGGTCAAGTTGTGATGTTCACAGGCGCAGTTGGCGCTAGTGGAGTTCCAACAGGCGCACCAGCCACAGGCATTACCGATGGTACTTATATCATGGGTATTGCAGCTGAATCTATTGCATTAAATGGATTTGGTTTAATTCAAACCTTTGGAACGCTAAGAAACATCAATACAACTGGATATTCAGATGGCGATATTCTTTGGTATGACCCATCAGTAACAGGTGGATTAACCAAGACTAAACCAGTTGCTCCTAACGTAAAAGTTCAGATGGCTGCGGTTATTAACGGTGGATCATTTGGTGGTGGCACAATTCTTATTCGCATCAATGCTGGCTCAACTTTGGGCGGTACTGATTCAAACGTACAAATCACAAGCCCTACTGGCGGTCAGTTATTAACTTATGACCAAGTAAGTGCCTATTGGAAGAACGTAAACCTAACAGCTGGAACTGGAGTAACAATTACCAATGGAACAAATGGCTCAATTACCATTACAACCGTTGGAATCTGGGGGGCTTAATTGCTAGGTTTTGACCCCATATCGCAACACCCCATATCGGACATTGCTCCGTTAGAACGCATTACAGGTACGATTTATGTAATTGATTCTGATGACACAGCAACGATTACAGGGGCAATTGCAGTTGTAGGTAGCATCTCTGTTACTGATGGGGAAGACACAGCCTTTATTAGCGGTTCTGAGCGTTCTGATGGTTATATCCTAGCCACAGACGGAACTGATACAGCCACATTAACTGGTGCAACTGTTATATCTGGCGTATTGAGCGCTACAGATGGCACAGACACAGCTAATTTAGTAGGCGCATCATCAATTATCGGAACAATCGATGTTACCGACCAAAACGATACAGCCAATATCACAGGTAATGTCGTTCCAATTCCTGACAATATCGACACCCACGATGGTTTCACTAAAGATGAAATCAAACGCTGGAAAAAATTACAAAAGAAATTAGCGATTGCAGAAGCTAAACGAATTCAAGCTCGTTTAGATAAGCGTATGCAACGCAAAGCAGCTATTAAAGCTGAAGTATCACCAGAACCTATTGACCAAGTTAATCAAGCTAAAGTAGAATCTGTTAAGGTAATTAAACCTGTTATCGACATTGAGAAAGTCAATGCAGAAATAGCACGTTTAGAAGCCAAACAACAGGAACTATTACAAGCTGTAGCTGTACGCCAAGAATTAGCTAGACTTCAAACTGAATTAGCTATTTACGAAGCCAAAGTTAGAGCAGAAGAACTTGATGACGAGGAAAGTATATTATTACTAATGTAGACCCTCATGCCGAATACAAGAAGGCATACGACCATTTACATAACGGCAGATACCAAGCTGGATTTAGGCTATTTGAATACAGATGGCATCCAGCTATCTTAGCCAATCAGGTTATCCCTTATAAAAGAGAGCCAATGTGGCCACGCCCTTGGTCTGGTGAATCGCTAATTGACAAGACTATTGTCGTTCAAATGGAGCAAGGATTCGGGGATATATTCCAATATGCTCGATTTTTACCAGCTTTAAAGGTTATGGGCGCTAAAAAGCTAGTTGTTTTAGCCGTTCCAGCACTTATTCCACTTTTAGGGCAGATGGAGTGCATTGATCAGCTAACCAATATGACAGAAGAAGGCCCAGCCAATGAATGTGACTATTGGATAGGCTCAATGTCACTACCTTATTACATAGATTGCTCAATGCCCTATGTAAAACAACTATTTCCTATCAATAAAAAGAAAATTGTAGGTTCAGAGGGCTATTTTGAAGCAATTCCTAGCAATATTCCTAAAAGAATAGGGGTAAATTGGAGCGCATCTAAGGGTACTTTGCATTGGATTAAGTCTATTTCTGCGGAACACATGAACGAATTAGTCGGTGATGACGCATATTCCTTAAATCCCGAAACAGATGCCATGTTTTACCCATTACCTGATGATGGATGGAAAAAAGACTGGTCTAAAACAGCATCACACATGAAAGCCATGAAAGGTGTTGTAACTGTAGACACAGGAACGGCACATTTAGCTGGTGCTTTAGGCGTTAAATGTATTGTCTTATTGCCAGAGGAATCGTTTGTTTGTTGGCGATGGAAAAACGCTAGATGGTATGACAGCGTTGTCTGTTTAAGACCAAACGAATACAATAAGATACCTGAATTACTTGGGAGAATGTAGATGGCTAAACATATTTGCCCTTTATGCAAAAGTGAATATGAACAAACTGATGTGGCTCAAATGTCAGATAAAGAGCGCTTTATTGACTGGTGGACGCCAACAATAGGCAAAGAAGCTGCCGAAGCTTCATGGGAAGAAAAACAAAAAGAAAATATCCGTAAATCTCACATGGTTTCTTCTGACATTGGCGGTTATATTTCCCAAATTGATGGCTCATGGATCGAAAGCCGTAGTAAGCATCGTGACCACCTAAAAAGACATGGCATGGTAGAGCTTGGTAATGACGTACCAACTCAACAAAAAACCCAAGAAATTAGCAAACAATCCCAAGAAGCAAGAAAGCGAGCAATCGCAGAAGCGACTTATTCAAAACTTAGATACCGATAAACCCTGATTACTTAGGAGAGCAAGATGGCAGATTTACGCAGCGCACTAGAAGAAGCAATGTCTAAAGCCGAAGAAGGCACATTGGAAACCCCTGTAGAACGAGAAATTGAGGTTAATGATGACCCTATACGCAACGAAAAAGGACAGTTCGTTAGTCGCCAATCTGAAGAGGAAGCTGCGCCAGTTGAAGAGGAAGAACAAGCTCAGGAACAGCGTTTTGCAAGCCAAGATACAACTGAAGAAGTAATCGAAGAACCTAAAGAATATGTACCAACCGTAGCTAGACCTACGACTTGGAAGAAAGAATACCTACCATTATGGGATAAGTTGGATAAAGGCGAAGGCTTGTCACAAGATGAAGCTCGCCAGTTGCTTCAATACAATGTCCAACGAGAAAACGAATTTAAAAAAGGCGTATCTGCTTATAAGGCAGAAGCCGACAATGCTAAACATTTAACGGAAGCGATTGCCCCTTTTGTGCCTGAATTACAAAAGAATGGCATCCATCCAGCTGCTTGGGTAAATAACTTAGGCAGAGCGCACATGGTTTTAACGCAAGCTCCATATGAACAAAAATTAAGTATGTTTAATGACCTTGCAAAAAGCTATGGAATAGATTTAAACTTAGCTTATGCGGGTAATGGTGCAACACAGTACCAAGACCCACAGGCTCAAATGTTGGCTCAACAAATCAACGCTTTACAGCAACAAGTTCAGCAAGTTGGTAGTTGGAAACAACAGCAAGAGAATCAAATCTTGCAGAGCGAAATAAGTAAGTTTGCTGCGGATGCAAAATATCCGCATTTTGAAGCGTTACGGGAAGAAATGGCTCAATTACTTGAGAGTGGAAAAGCCCAAGACCTTGCATCAGCTTATGAAACTGCTAGATGGTTAAACCCTCAAGTACGGGAACTAGAGTTAAAAACACTAACTCAAGCTCGCCAGAACCAAGTGCAAAACCAACAGCGTGTTCAGAAAGCTAAATCTGCTGCCGTCAGCCCTCGATCCATTACACCTAGTGGACAAGTTGTAGCAACAGACAAGAAAGACAGGCGTTCAGTATTAGAAGAACAAGTTTTATCTAATCTGAATAACAGGCTTTAATAACTTTTAATAAAGGATGAAATCATGGGATTTGCTAACTCAGCGATTACCGACATCATCGCAACGACTATTCAATCTCGTAGCGGTGAATTGGCAGACAACTTGACTTAATTTGGGCCAAGTATAAAATCGGGTGAATTCGGTGGACATCCAGAACGGACAATACCGAGCCAAGCCAGAGAATGTAAAAGGTCTTTGGAAGGTGTAACGACTAACAGGTGACGAAAGAATAATCCTGACACGAGCGCCCGACAGGTTTTATAAATTACAGAGGGGAATCCCGAATGATTAAGATTTACGCTTTAGGTAATACAGTAGATGGGATGGCATATGTTGGATGTACTTCAGCCAATTTGCTCAAACGGATGCGAGAACACCGTTGTTTGCTTAATAATCACAAGCACAACGAAAAGGGATTGCAAGAAGGATGGGATAAATACGGTAAAGATGCATTTAACATCATGGTGCTAGAAGAATTACCAGCTACTGCCTCAGTAATAGAGAAACGAGAAGCAGAATTGAAATGGTTTAAGATTTTTGAAGAACAAAAACGCTTATACAACACCAATCTGAATTCGTTTATGGCTGTTAAAAAAGGTTTTGGAAGCTACTCCAATAAAGGTAGAAAACAAAGCCCTGAGGAAATAGAAAAGCGTAGACTTGCTCAGTTAGGCAAGCCTAAAAATCATGGCGCAAAGATTAGTGCAACAAAAAAGCGTCTTGGTCAAAAACCATCACTAGAAGCAGCATCATTAGGTGGTAAAAGGGCTTGTGAATTGAGATATAAGACTTGATGATATAGTCTTCTCTGAATAGGAATATTCAGGAGCTTCGGATAAAGAGCCGAAGACGTAAAAAAGTGCAAAACAACGCAATTCTTCAAAGACTTGAGAAAAAAGGCAACATTCGCCCATTCTCAGGCGGTAACGTAATTCTTGAAGAGATTATGTATAACGACCCGAATACTAATAACGCAAATAGCTACTCTGGCTACGAAGTTATCAATATTCAACCAGATAGCCCAATTTCTGCTGCTCAGTATTCAATTACTCAGTACGCTGATGCGGTTACTATGTCTGGTCTAGAAATGTTACAAAACAGCTCTAAAGAAGCAATCATCGACTTGTTAGATGGTCGTATGCAAGTTTCTGAAGCTCGTTTGTTAAACCGCATTTCTGGTGACTTGTACCTTGACGGTACTGGTAACGGTGGTAAGAACATTACTGGTCTAGCAGCCGCTGTACCTGATGATCCGACTACTGGTACTTACGGTGGTATTAACCGTGCTAACTGGGCTTTCTGGCAATCTAAGAAGTATGCTGGTGTTGCTGATGGTGGTGCTGCTGTTGCTTACACTAACATTCAGAAATACATGACTTCTTTGGCTATCCAATTAGTTCGTGGTACAGACAAAGCTGACTTAATCGTAGCTGACAATAACTACTACTCATTGTATGTTCAGTCATTGCAAGCTATCCAACGTATCACTTCTGAAGAATCAGCAGCTGCTGGTTTCGCTTCATTGAAGTTCTACGGTGGTGGTACATCTGCTGATGTGGTTCTTGGTGGTGGTTATGGCTCACAAGCTACAGCTAACCATATGTGGTTCTTGAACACTAACTACATCTTCTTACGTCCACATAAAGAGCGTAATTTTGTGCCTATCGGTGGTGAGCGTCAGTCGATAAACCAAGACGCCATCGTCAAATTATTTGGCTGGGCCGGCAATCTTACTACATCAAACAGCTTCTTACAGGGCGTTTTGATTGCTTAATCGAACTAACATTTAAGGAAAATTATCATGGCATATACAATTACCCCTTTGTCTGGTGTAGACCTTGTTGGTTTAACTACGACTAACCCAAACAGCGCTGGTACAACAGTTCCAACATTCGGCCCTTTAGGTGCTGAAGTGTTTGGTTCTGATGGTAAGCGTTATGTTTTCGCTAAGGCTGGCGCAGCTATTACAGCTTCAACAGCTACTTGCTCTATTAACGCTTCAACTTTTGTAGTAACTGCTTCTGGCGGTTCTTACACAAGCCCAGCGACTACTATGGCTTCTGGCGATTACGCTTGGTTTGCAGCTACATCTGTTTAATCAAGTAATGCAGTAATGGGAGTTCCCCTTAATCGGGGGATTCCCTTTTTTTTAACCTTAATAACCCAAATACTTGGAGAATTAAAATGGCAAGAATCGAAAGCGATACACGCAGCGCAGATGAAAATCTGTATGTTGAGTTTTACTCAAAACCTGTTAAACAGGAATTTGCTTCACAAGAAGCTGGCAGACCCATATTTGAAGATGTGGTTTATGTCAAAATTCACACACCTAGCGATCAATTAACCATTATTGATACGATTGCTAGAGATGACCATAAAGCTAGATTCCCTAAACATTGGGCGCACTTTATGAACAAACACGCTAATGATGTAAAAATGGTTGGTACTCCAGTAACTGAGTGGCCATTATTGACATCTGCTCAAGCGGAAGAATTAAAAGCCCTTAAGTTTTATACAGTAGAACTTTTGGCTAACGCTAATGACCAACAACTACAAAAGCTAGGCATGGTTGCTGGTAGTTCTGGTTATGCTTTACGAGATAAAGCCAAAGCTTTCCTAAGTCTTGCTGATGATTCAGCAGAAGTAGCTAAGAGAGAGCAAGAATTGGCTCAACTGCGTGAAGAAAACGCCAAAATCAAAGAAGAAACCGATAAAAAGCTCGCAGAGATGCAAGCTCAAATGCAAGCTTTATTAGCAATAGCAACTGAAAAGAAGCCAAGAGCTAAGAAAGTAAAAGAAGAAGTAGAAGAATGACAAAAGAGGGGAAACCCTCTTTTCTTTTATGTAGTAATTGCTATAATTAAGAAAACCTTAATTACTTAGGGTGCAAACCACTAAAGTAAAGGATTCCCCATGTCATCTACGATGCTAACCCTAATTCAAGAAGTTTCTAATGAACTTGGATTAGTCGCTCCTACTTATGTTGCTGGTAATACCAACCAAGACACGATTCAGCTTTTAGCGCTTATGAATCGTCAAGGGTATAACTTGACCAAAGAATATGACTGGAGAGCATTAGAGTACGAATATCGCTTTTATACACAGGCTTATTCATACACAGGCACGACAACTGAGGGAAGCTACCAGATTACAGGTCTAAGCAGCACAGAAGGACTTAGCGATAAGTTCATGTTGCAAGGCGAAGGCATCAATCAAGACACGACTATTGTTAGCGTTGATAGCGCTACGCAAGTAACAGTTAATCAGAAATCTAGCGCAACTGCTACTGGAACTATTAACTTTTGCCAAACTAAGTATGATTTACCACCTGATTACGAAACCATTACAGACCGCACTCAATGGGATAAAACTAAGCATTGGATGATGTTAGGGCCTGAAGATGCTCAACAATGGCAATGGTTAAAGTCTGGCTATATTTCAACTGGCCCTCGTATTCGTTGGCGTATTCTTGGCGGTTATTTCCAAGTATGGCCAATGCCTACAACTCAGGAATATTTAGGCTTTGAGTACCGTTCTAAGGGATGGGCAAGAAGCTCAAGCGATGTTATTAAGAACAGCTTTACTGCTGATACAGACACAACTGTATTTGATGACCAAATTATGATTCTTGGCACAAAGCTAAGATATTGGCAGATTAAAGGTTTTGATACGACATCTCTACAACAAGAATATGACCGTTATTTAAGCGTAGCCAAAGCAAACGACAAAGGTTCTCCAAATCTTTCATTTGCTCCATATCCAAGCGAAGTGCTTATCTCTTGGGCTAATATTCCTGACACTTCGTATGGCAGTTAAATATCATGTTGCCATCTAACGCCATTTTTAATGCGACTAAT